CTTAAAGGCGCGCGCCAAACAAGAAATTGCCTCAGGAGGTGAACCTGAACCGGACGATCTTCCTTACTAGCATGGATGACGAACGACGAGGCTTACCGAGTGCGTCATCATGGCGCCGTTACGAGTTATGTCATGGTTCCTGGCAGCTCGAGCAGGAAGCTAAGCGCCTTGGGCAGGAAGCGCACAAAAGCTCGCCTGCGGCGGCCAGAGGCACGCAGATCCATGCCTACCTGGCCGGCGAGAAAGTCGAGCTCTCGGAGGCTGACCAAAAGACTGCCGACTTTTTGAAGGAGCGGGCCGAGGAACAGGTGCATCGCATTTTTGGCGATAAACCAGTCAATGTCCTGAAGGAAAAGAGATTATGGTTAAAGCTGCCTTAAGTGGACAAGCCGACGTTGTCTATCACGACGACACAACGGCGCTGGTCATCGATTTCAAGTCAGGATTTTCCGAGCCGGATCCAGCCGAGATCAATAGTCAGCTCAAGGTGCTGGCGGTCCTGGTGGCACTCCATTTGCCGCACGTGACAGAAGTCTACGCCCAGATCATCTCTGGGCCGTATGGGGTCACTGAAGCTCGCTATTCGATTGCCGAGCTGGCCCACGCGTACAACGAGATCCTAGATACCTTGCAGGCGATTCATGCGGAGGCTGTACCATTTAATCCGTCGCCTGAGGCGTGTAAATGGTGCCCGGCGGTTCTGATCTGTCCTGCGTTCAAAAAGCAGATGCTTGAGCCAGTCCAGAAACAGCAACTGGTCGAGTTGCCGACCGATCCAGAGGAAGTGTCAGCGTTATTAGATCGAACCGAAGCGGTGATCAGATACGCCGGCCAAGTTAAAGAGTTTTACGCTCAACGCCTGACCGATGACCCGAGCTGCTCGATTCCAGGCTGGGGGATGGTTCCAGGGATCACCCGGCGCGAGGTGACTAATTGGCACGTCGCACGCAAACGGCTGGAAGAGTTCATTGATGAAGAGGATCTGGCAGCGTCGGAGACTTACAGCATCACCGACATCGAGAAAGCCTTAGGCAGAAAGCTCAAAATTAAGGCTAAGGAAGCCAAGGTGAAGCTGAACGAGATCTTGTCCGGCTTGATCGAGGAAAAACAGAACGCTCCGAGTCTGCGCAGGGTGAGGGGAGAGCCGAAAGCTATGGAACTGGCATGAATACTGAACAACTAGTGCTGTCTCTTGAAGCGATTGCGCAAGAAATCAACGAATTACATGGCGAGCTATGTGCTGTTGGTAAAATCTCGGTCGAAAAGGCGATCAGGATTGGAGAATTGCTAGTCAAGGCAAAGGGAAGAATTAGGCATGGCAGATGGTTGCCTTGGTTGGCTGAAAATGTAGCTTTCAGTCATGATACGGCTCGCAATTACGTGCGACTTTTCGGTTTAAAAGACAGCAAATTACGAATGTTTCGTAATTTGACCGATGGCTATGCCTTGGTTGGAAAGCAAGCTGATAAAGAAGAAAAAGCTAATCAACGTGCAGCGCGCCGCGCTGATTTTCAACAGCGGCTTTTACTGGGCGGTTTGCAAAACGGCGCTCAGCCTTTACCAGGTCCGTTTGAAATCATCTTGGCCGATCCGCCTTGGCGATATCAGAGCGTAACGACGACACCGGACCGTGTAATAGAGCAACATTATCCGACCTGCACGGTTGAAGAGATCTGCGCCCATTGTCCCGATACTGCGACAGATGCTGTTTTGTTTCTTTGGGCAACGGCGCCGCTTCTGCTCGAAGCACTCAAAGTGATGGAAGGGTGGGGGTTTAGTTACAAAACTAACGCGATTTGGGATAAGGAACAAATAGGGATGGGGTATTGGTTTCGGATTCAGCACGAACACTTGCTAGTGGGAATTAAAGGCAAGGTGTCGGTGCCTCCTGAAGAGGTTCGAATTTCCTCGGTATTCCGAGAACGCAGGACACGGCACAGCCGCAAACCCTTGGCGGTCTACGAATGGCTGGAGTTGGCTTTCCCAGATAAAGCTAAATTGGAAATGTATTGCCGGACCCCGCGTCATGGGTGGTCTTGCTGGGGTAATGAATTATGAGAGCGGACACTATCGGCTGGCAAGCGGAATTGCTGGTCAGAGATATCTTGAATCGCGACATCTTAAATGCGGTTGTCCATAACAGCATGGCTGATGCAGATGATCCGATGATAGGGATCAGTCTTCACGGAAGAGATTTTCGGATACCGTTGCCTGACATTCATGTGACTAGAGGAGGCGGCACGCTGCTGACTTCGATGCAGCCGGCTAAAATTTGGTATATCGAAGTCAAGGCTAAAACTTGTTTTGGTAACTTTGAGAATGGCAGCTTGTTAACGACCGGTTTCGACAACTGGAATCTAGAATGCTACCAACGATTGGCTGAGGAGTGCGGCCAACTGGTAGAGGTTTATTTCGTGCATATTTTTCCATTGGCTGAGGCCAAGAGAGCGGTTAGCCGATCGGAAGCCCCGGCTGGAATTTATAAAGCAGATATTCAAGCTCTTTATGAAAACCGGTGGCGTCCACCGTTCAATACGGATCTAGCTTATTGGCCAGTAATAAATTCAGTACTGGAGTTAGTTATTTCGATGGAAGAGCTTTCCCGAACGGCTGACACAAGTCGGAGGGTGGCGGAACTTCAGCGGATCGCAAAACGTGATTGTAGGTTTGAGCTTAGTTCATGAGCCGCAACCATAAGATTTTCGTTCCGCCACATATCGCGCGGCTGATGTCGCCCGATGACCGTAAAGCTAACGGGATCGAAACGCCCGAGGAAGAGGCCCAGCGCCACAACCTGACCCTCGAGCGCGAGATTCATAGCCAGTTCGGCTCCTGGCTTTACCGGCACGGGTTCGAAGATTACTACCACTCTGACCCGGTCCGCCGGCCAACCATCAAAGCCGGCCTGCCTGACTTCGGCGTTTACCGGGATAGCCGGATTATCTGGATCGAATTCAAGTGCCGTCCCAACGGGTTGAGCGAATCGCAAGAACAATGTTTTGAGCGGATGGGCCGGCGGGGCAACATCATCATGGTTTGCTACAGCTCGCCAGAGGCTGAGAAAATCATCAGCAAATTTTTTAATCTGCCATGAACCAAATCCTAATAGGCGATTGTCTCGCAATTTTGCCAACCCTGCCGCGGGCCAGCGTGCAATGTTGCGTCACGAGCCCGCCTTATTGGGGGTTACGCGATTACGGCACGGCCACGTGGGAAGGTGGGGAAGAAGGGTGCGAGCATAAACCTCCGATAAAGAATAGAAACGGACGAGATAGAAGTGGGTTAACCGGGAGCCTTGAATATGTGGCATGTCAGGAACCGATGTACAAAGACGTTTGCCGCTGCGGTGCCCGCCGGATCGACGCGCAGCTCGGGCTCGAGCCGACTCCGGAAGAATTCATCACCAAGATGGTAGCCGTGTTCCGCGAGGTCAAAAGGGTGCTGCGCGATGACGGCACGCTTTGGGTGAATATGGGGGATAGCTACTCAAGCGATATCAAAGGAAGCGGTGGCATTGGGAAAAGTACATTAGTTGGAACCCCTAATAACGGTAATGGACAAATATTTGTCGCGCGCAAAGTTTATTCCGGCCTAAAACCCAAAGACCTCTGCATGATGCCCGCGCGCCTAGCCATGGCGCTCCAAGCCGATGGCTGGTATCTGCGCAGCGACATCATTTGGGCGAAGCCCAACCCAATGCCGGAGAGCGTGACCGACCGGCCGACTAAGAGTCACGAGTACATTTTTTTGCTGAGTAAGCAGGCGAACTATTTTTATGACGCGGAGAGTATAAAGGAACCATCAATCTACGTGGGAGACATTAAAACATCGAACGGCGCCGACGGCATGCCGGGAACCACTGGACGAACTCGTTCGGGCTTTGCGAGAGGCGTTACTGTTCCTGAAATGCGTAACCGCCGTTCGGTTTGGACCGTCGCCACGCAGCCTTACGCAGAGGCGCATTTCGCCACATTTCCCGAAGATCTAATTAAACCATGCATCATGGCCGGGTCACGGCTCGGTGACACTGTGCTCGATCCGTTCCTCGGGAGCGGCACCACGGCCCGCGTCGCCCTCGAGCTCGGGCGATCCGCTATCGGGATCGAACTCAATCCCGCCTATGCCGAGTTAGCCAGGAATCGAACGAACGTCACCGTAGGAATGTTATGACCGTTTTACCCTGGATCGCTGCCGGGATGGCGTTATGGGCACTGGCTGTGATTGGCCTGGTCCGGTTCATGATGGGCGCTCATATTGACGATGACGACGAAAAGTGATGGCAGTGAGCGGCATCCAACACCATGGAAAGCAAGATCGCTGAAATCCGGTCACGTTGTTCAATTGCGTGGGTGTGGAGACTGCTTGATCTCCCTGGCAAACCGGCCAAAGATTGCAAAAGCCCGTTTCGGAGCGAAAACCGTGCCAGCTTCAGCATCTACCAGGCAGGCGACGGCGAGAGATGGTACGACCACGGCGATTCCAGCGGCGGCGACGTGGTAGACTTTTTCGCACGCGCCAAAGGCGTCACGGTCAAGGAAGCGCTCCACACCCTGCAGTCTATGACCGGCGCAGAGGCCCCTAATCGCCCGCCTGAGGCGCTTTTGCCTCGGGAAGGCATAAGATGGCCTCCCGATATCAGAACACCCTCAAAAGCCGAATGTCGCGCGCTGGGCGCCCTACGCCGTCTTTCTCCTGAGGCGTTTTATCTCGCCGGCAAACTCGGCACCCTCAAAGTCGCTACCGTTTATAATCAGAAATGCTGGATCATCACCGACTGCAATGCGCGTTGCGCCGAAGCCCGACGCTTCGACGGTCAACTATTTCCCAACGGCAAAAAAGGCTTCTGTCTGCCGGGCAGCAAAAAAGATCTGCCTCTGGGGCTCAAAACTTCCAACCCAGCGTTCGATCAACTCGGGCAACTGCTCCTGGTCGAAGGCATGCCCGATTATTACGCCGCTCTCCAACTCGCGGTTGACAGCGAAATCAATTTCCGACCGATCGCCATTCTCGGTGCCGGCTTAACCACGTTCAGTGACGCTCAACAATATCTCACCGGAAAAAAGATCCTGATTATTTGTCATAACGATCCCCAAGGCCAAGCCGCACTCCCAAAGTGGGTTAAAGAATTTTATCGCCTCGGGGCAAAATCAGTCGTCAGTCAACCCCTTCCGTTTCTTCATGACGATCTCAATGACTTCCTTCAAAATCCTGGGCCCGATCAACCCCTCGATCTCTTGAAAGGATTCAATGCCACTGGAGGACGCTCAATACCATGATGCTAACCCTAAGCCACAGAGCAATTTACCGTCACCTCTTGAATACCTCGAGTTTGACGTTTTACCCGTCGAAAAACCTAAACCACAGATTAAAGACCTCTTTGACGGAGCCAGTCGGATGATTTTTGGCGGAGCAGCTAAAACTTACAAATCATGGGCTATGTGCGATCTCGCCGTTTCCCTCGCCGCTGAAGTTCCCTGGCTCGATTTCGACACCTGCTTTTCCCCAGGTTTGTATGTCAATTTCGAGCTCAAGGAATATTACTTTCAGCGGCGACTCCGAGCCATTTGCCAAGCTAAAGGCGTCAAACTCCAGAAAGACGCGCTGTTGATCTGGAACCTTCGCGGATACGAAATCTCGTTTCAATCTTTCATCGACGAATTATCATGGTTCCTTGAACGTCATCAGCGCACGGTAGCTTACGTCGATCCCTTCTATAAACTCCTAGGCGGCAAAGACGAACGCATTTCAGCCGACATCAATCCTATTCTTCTGGCGTTCGATAAAGTCAATCGCAATACCGGATGTTCAATCGTCGCCAGTGCCCACTTCGCCAAAGGCAACCAAATCCATCGCGAGCCCGCTGAGCGTATCTCTGGCGGAGGCAGCCTTAATCGCGATCCCGATTGTCTCGTAACACTTACCGGACACGAAAATAAAGGCGAGTTCGTCACTGATTTTACCCTGCGCGATCATCCTCCCATAGATCCCTTTACCCTCAGATGGGATTACCCACTCCTAGTTCGCTGTAATTCCGATCCGGCCAAAATCAAACGTCCTCGCGGTCATCGTCAGGAGTTTGATCCCGACCTCCTTCTGGAAATCATCGCTGATCATGACAATGAATTCAGCACCGAGGAACTTGTTGCTTGCGCAATTTCTGAACTTGCCTGGGCGCGTCGCACCATCATCAACAAACTGAACCAACTCAAAAAAGACAAAAAAGCGTTCGTCTCCAAAACCAACGATAAATGGAACATCAAAGCCAAACGTTAAGTGCAAGGTGCAAATTGAAAAGTGCACGTGCACCAACTCGTGCACCTGTGCATGTTCTAGTGCACATCGGTGCATATACCTAAGAGGTATATATGCACCGCGTGCACCTTAACGCACATGCTATCCCGTTTGCACCACACTTAGTGCACATTGAACAATCCCAATGAAAACAAAAAAGCATCCGAAAAGAAAACAACCCAATGAAACCTCTGATGTGGTTGTTCTCGGTTTCTGGCGCGAGCCCGATGAACCAGGTAAACCGTGGGTTAAAGTGTCCGACCCAAAGCAAAAGAAAAAATAACCTATGCCTGCCGGCCGCCCTGCTTCCATTACTCCTGTCGTTCAGCAAAAAATCGCTGACTGCTTCTTCGACGGTCTTACCGATCATGAAACCGCCGTTCTTTGTGAGATAAGCGAACGCACTATTCAACGTGCTCGCGCCGGCCAATTCTGTCGTGCAATAAAAAAAGCTGAGTTCGCGCGTAAACAGTTCTACGTCAAGAAGTTACGTGACGGCAAGCGACCAGATTGGCCCCGAATTGCGTGGTTTTTAGAGCGTCGATATCCGACTGAATTCGCCAAGCCTGAAGTGCAGCTTCAGATCAACACAACGAATCAAACCGTCAATAATACGCTTATCGTCACCGCCGAAGTAGCGCACGGCATTCACTCGCGTGTCAAAGATGTCGACGCCAAGATCGAGCGCCTGCTCAAAGACAAACGTGGGCACAACGGCAACGGTCATCACCCTGAGGCAAAAAAATGAACAAACACCAGAAGTATCGAGATCGATTAAAGGCCAGAATTGCCGTGTTGGAAGCTGAAGTTGCGCGGCTCTCTGCCCATATCCAACGGCAGGGCGGCAATGCTCCTCATCCTGAGGCAAAGAAATGACTAATGATGAATTACGTGCCTCGTGTTGTGACGCTATTCAAATAGCAGAAGGTCATGGTTTAGATGACGCAGTGAGTCTTCTTATGTCTATAGAAGCAGAAATTGAGGTTAAATATAACCGCCACAATTCTTATTCTCCTGAGGCAAAGAAATAAATGCCCGCATCCGTCGGTCGGCATAACCTGGCCAGATTTCGCAAACTGATGGGTCTCAGCCAGACTGATTTGGCTCAAATGCTTGGTTGTTCGTGGTCGGCCATCAAGTCGATTGAGATCGGCAAATTGACGCTTTCTCTCTCGATGGCAGATCGAATCAATAAAGCGTTTGGGTTAAACGACAGGGAGTGGCTCTTGAATAACGATTTAAAGGCGCCTGTACCTTCTGATGCGGTACGAATTGCCAAAGCATTGGGCGAATCCAAAATCATCGAGATGCGCGGCCCGGAGACAGCTTTTGTTGAAGAGATCCTGACTGTGATTGACCGGCATTCGCAAGAGCTCACTGTGCATCAGATCTGTGGCGGGCTCTTTGCGGCGGCGCACGAAGTCTTAACCGGAGGGGACATTTAAAATGGACGCTGAAAGCCAATTGTTGGCTGAGAAAGACGCCGAGATTGAGCGACTGAAGGCTGAGATCAACCGATTGCGCGAGCAACTGAGACTTAAAGATCAAATCCTGAAGTCCGTAGCTCAGCAAGGAATAAAACAACAACGGCTGATCACCGAACTCTGCGATGCGATACCGATCCAGTTCATGACGCCCGAGTTGGATCGGATTGTGAACCGCGCACGGGAGGCGACACGATGACTTGGAGTGAAACACAGAAGGGGATTTCAGATAAGAACGCCGAGATCGAGCGACTCAAAGCTGAGAACGAAATCACGGTTCGTGTCTGCAATGAGAACACAGACCTCAAGAAGCTGATCACCGAACTGGCGGATGTGCTGAGAGACGTGCTTCCATATCCTCTCCACACAGAACTGGTCCGCCGCGCACGGGAGGCAACACGATGACAGCCGTAGCCACCAAACGCACCAAGGTTGTGTTCACTGTGAACCAAGAAGATATCGTCAATGGGCTTAAGCGAAATTCTCGAGCTTGCCCAATTGCGCTAGCCGCAAAGCGTATATTTCCATATGGAAATTGTTGCACTGGCGAAGGGTTGAAGATCAGCGTTACAGGAGTTAACGGTTGCCCGATCTTTTTCGGGTTGTTACCGCCTAAGGCGAAAAAGTTCATCAAGGATTTTGAAGAGAGTAAACCTGTTAAACCGTTCAGTTTCAAAGTCGAGGATTGGACTGCGCTATGTTTTGTGGAGACGTGCAAATGAGCGCGGTCGCTACCCGTAAAACCAAGGTTCTTGATGACGTCTTAAGCTTCGCTCAAGTCGGGCTTGGTCTCGAGCTGTACGATTGGCAACTCGAGGCCGATACCGCGATAGACAAAGGCGCCCGGTATGAGCGCATTAAAGTGGCTCTGGTTGCTCCCAACGGCTCTGGCAAAACCCAGCGTGTGGTCGCTGTCTCAGCGCTCCGCTGGCTCAACATCCATCCCAAAGGCCGCGTCATCATCACCAGCGCTGACGCCAAACAGCTCGACGCTCAGTTGATGCCGGCCATTGCCGAGCACAAACACAAGTTCCCTGGCTGGGAATTCCTCCAGCGGATGGTCAGGACCCCAGCCGGCGGATTCCTGCTGGCGTTTACCACCGACGAATCAGCGCGTGCTGAAGGTCATCATGCCACTCGTGACTCACCGCTTTTGATCATCGTCGATGAAGCGAAAAGTGTTGAGCCCGAGATCTTTCAGGCGTTTGATCGTTGCACCTATAACGTGCTGCTCTACATTTCTTCCCCAGGCATCAAACTCGGGCGCTTCTTCGAGGCGTTTAGCCTGCATCGCGATCAATTCCTGCTGCTCTCACAAATCGGGCTGACCGATTGTCCGCACATCAGCAAAGAGCGGATCCAAGATGTCATCGATACCTATGGCGAAAACTCGCAATTCACCAAGTCCACGCTGTACGGCGAGTTCATGGATCAGGATGCCGACCAGCTCATGGTCTTCGATTTTCAGCACGTCATGCACACGATCCAGAATCCGCCGCATGCACGGATCAGCCGGCACGAGTACGCAGCGTTCTGTGATTTCGCAGCCGGCAGAGACGAAAACTGTTTGGCAATACGCTCTGGAAACAAGCTCTTAGAACTCATTTCATGGCGTGAAAAAGATACCGTTGCGGCTACCGGCCGATTCATCATCGAGTTTCGCAAGAACAATTTACGTAAGGAGCAAATATGGGGCGATGGTGGTGGAATCGGTCATGCCATGTGTGATATGCTGGACGCGGCTGGATGGCCGATCAACCGATTCGATTTTGGTGCGCCGGCAGGCCGTAGCCAGGCGTTTGTCTCCCGAGGCGCAGAAATCTGGGTCAATCTGGCACAACGAATTGCCAAACAAGAGATCTGTTTGATCAATGATCCGACGTTGATCAGTCAACTGACGACGCGGAAATTCAGGTATGATCAGGCTGGGCGGATTAAGCTGGAGACCAAAGACGAGATGGAAGCGCGGGGTTTAAGGTCACCGGATCGGGCGGATGCGGTGATTGGTGCGTTCGCGCACGGGATGCAGAACTTTGCGACATTCGCCAAACGTGCAGATACCGAAGATCCGTTTGATGCGTTGGAGAAGTATTACGACGGGATACCAGACAAAGATCTGGATAACGATTTCGGGATAGAACGGATCCAGCGCGACATGGGCGGATTTGCCGGCTATTGAAAACTTTTTACATCGGCTTGCATCATCCATCGACCGCATGGCCTTTCCTGAATGCCATGCTTTCGATCAATTCGATTCGCGGTCGGTTGCGTGCAATGCGTATCAACAATTGGATTCTTGATAGCGGCGCGTTCACCGAGATTTCGACGCATGGTAAATGGCGCAATGATCCAGAGTATTACGCTGAAGAGATAAATCTGTGGTCGAAAGTCGGAACACTTCAGGCTGCTGTCAGCCAGGACATGATGTGCGAACCGTTTATCCTCGCCAAAACTGGACTCGGCGTCGAGGCGCATCAGGAAATCACGATTAAACGTTATCTGCGAATCCGAGAGTGTACGGATGCCTATGTGATGCCGGTTTTGCAAGGTTATCATCCGAGTGATTACGCTCGGCACGTTGTCGCCTACGGCGAGAAGCTTCTTCCTGAGGCATGGGTTGGTGTCGGAAGCGTTTGCAAACGCAACACCAGTCCAGCCGAAATCGAGGATGTTCTTTTTGCGATTAAATCCTTGAGGCCTGATCTGAAGTTACACGGGTTCGGGCTAAAACTGGCGGCACTGGAGAACGGGGCGATTCGTGATTTGGTCGAGACGTGCGATTCGATGGCATGGAGTTATCACGCACGCAAGAATGGACGCAGTGCTGGTGATCCGCGAGGAGCTCTCCGGTATGCTGTCCGAGTTCAAGCCTTGATTGATCGTCCGGTTTTCGTGCAACCTTGTTTGTTCCAATGGTGGAAAAGCTAAAGTTGCAACCGAACGAGAATCGGTGCGCGTTCACCGAGCATGAGCATATGCTGACCGTGAACGGGTTTTGCCCAGTCAGTGCGAATCCGTTGCCAGGTTCAAGGTTATCGATCTTTTACAAGGGCGATAAAGGATTCCTGGAAGTCGCTTCTTTACGTTCCTTCCTCGACAGCTACCGTGGCGGCAAAGGAGAAGTGCGCTCGATGGAAGGGATGCTTCAGGATGTCGCCCAATCTTGTGCTGATGTTCTTGAGGTGGATGTCAAATTGGTCGGAGATCTAATTATCGCACCTGGTCAACAATTCATGAAAGTCACTTGTTATGCGTTCCCAGAGGCAATGCCGAAAGTGCAACGAAATGCGGCCGAGTCAGTTTTACAAATCCGATCTGGCAATCTGTAAACGTTGTAAACGAATGGCGGTATTGGACCGATACCGCGCCTTTCTCTCGCGGCGTGCAGGTAAAGAGAGAATTCTCACAAAAGGTAGCCCGGTCATCCCACACGGGAGCCGGGCGTTACCGTAAGCAGACACATTACACAACTTAAAGCCGCGGCACGTAGCGACGGCTCGCGGTATTTCATGCTCGACTTTCTGAGCAAAAGTCAATTCCAAAACATTTTTGCTCGACTTCTTTTCTCCCGAGGCGTAAACGCACTCAAAAGCATTCAACCGCATTGAGTAGCATTTACCCCTATGAGCGATAGACTTTCTCCTCCCGAGGAACACGAACAAGCGGTCGTTTTTACGCCAGCTTCAACCGTTGATGAACTGATCAAAGCGGCTTATTTCGTTGCTGCCGGTATCGATGCGCCTGTGGTCGATGCGATCAGCCAACATCAGTTGAACCTGCATTATCCGGCTGACGGCAGCCTGGTCAGTGTTCGTGTTGAGGCCAGGCCAGGCGCCTGGGGCGGCGTCGGGCCGCATGGGACGCCTGAAGACGAGACTGCACGCAACGAGCATTACGACGCCATGGCAGCGGCTGCAGCGCCGCCGGTTGAACCGCTTGCCCGGCAGGAAGCGCACGATGACGCGCATGCGCGTGAGGATGCTAAACCGGGTCAGCCGTCGGAAGTGCCTAATCCTAATCCGACCTGGGAAGTCCAGCGGCAATGAACGGCGACGAACCGCCGCCGCAGGAGCTCAACTGGGGTTCGACGCTGGCTGATTTTCTGGGGGCTTCTTATAATTTCAGCGAGGAACTAGTTGATCCGGCTAAACCGCCGCGGTTCATCCGAATGTACGGTGACCGTTGGCAAGTGAACTGGCAGGAATCCGGGATTTCTGATCCTGAGGCGCAAACTGTCGTCGACATCTATATCACCGTCCGCCCGGTCGCACCGGCTCAGATTTGGATCAAGGTTTAAACCATGGCTACAACTGGCACTGCTCTTGAGCGCGCTTCGTTTGCTAATCAGGCGGGTGGACGGGTCAACCTAACTCTTGTTTCTACTGCTGGTGTTGCGGTCGGGGATACGATGACCGTGACTACGCCCAGCGGCGCAACCCTGGCTGGAACGGTCAAAAAGTTCATCGGTTCAACCGGGCTTAAACTTGGCGTTACAGTGGTCAGTAAACCGTCTGGTCTTCTTCTGTTGCCTAAAGGCAGCACCATTGCGTAAATGTCCGAGGATAACGAGCTCTACGAATCAGTAGTCGAGGATTTACGCGATCGGCAAGCTTGGGAAGCGCGACAAATCTTGTGGACGCGGATGCGTAATCAGGGTGTTAAACGGATGCGCAAACCGTGGGCTGGCGCCGCGGACATGCACGTACCGATTGGTGATACGATCATCAACAAGCTGAAAGCGTATTACGTTCAATGGATTTTCGGCCCTGAACTCTTGGCCTCGTTCTACAGTCTTGATGATCAGGGAGACAGCTACACCGATAGCGTTGCGCAATGGTTCGATTATCAGGTCAGGGAGTGTAGCAATTTTCCGAATGCGGCAATCTACGCGATTGATAATTTGCTCCAGAACGGGATGGGATTCCTCAAACCGTACTGGGACTCAAACAAAGGCCGTTTGGCGTTTGCTAGCATCCATCCCTACTTCGTGATCGTTCCGCCTTGGACCCAAGAGTTAGCTGATGCTGATCGGGTGGTGCACGTGATGCACATGAGTGAGGACGATTATGTGCGGAGCGCTGAAGCACGCGGATACAATACGGACGAAACGTTTGTCGAGAGCATCAAGGGCGAAGGAAAGCCGGATCAAAAGTACGAACAGCAGCGGTATGTCGCTGAAGGACTTTCGTACACCCGGCTCAAAGATCTGATCATTCTGTGGGAGGTTTATGTTCGCGGCAGCGACGGCCAGATTACAGTCGAGACATTTAGTCCGTTGCAGCCGGATGAGCCGGCTCGCAGCCCGTTTAAACTGCCGTATCAGCACAAGCAGATTCCGATTGTTCAACTCCCCTACGAGTTATTGGATCCGAGTTTTTACAGTTCCCGAGGCGTTATGGAGTTGGTTCAGATGTATGAAGCGTCTGCCTGCAAGATGTGGAATGAAAAACTTGATTTCATGTCGATCGCCAATCGGCCTGTGCTCTCCACGCAGGGCGGCTCAATCAATGCGCAAAATATCAGGTGGGAACCAGGCGCGGTATATGATTCGGTTCTTCAATTGGTGCAACAGCCGCCGCCGCCGGTCGATTTCGATCAGGAAATCCAAAGCAATCGCAGTTTCGCGGAACAGAGAGTTGGGATACCGGATTTCGGAATTGGCGATCAAGCCGATAGTCAAGGGCAAAACAAAACGGCGACCGAGACGAATGCCATCACGCAAGTGATGCAGCAGAGCAATGATCTGCGTGCGCGGGTGACCAAGAACTCGGTCACGTTAGTCTTCGAACAAGCTTGGTCGATTCTGCGCCAGTATAAGAAAGACGATCTCGATTATTTTTGGCGTAACGAGCGGATCACGCTCGAGGATGCAGCGCTCGATAATGCTTATGTCCTGAGGCCTAACGGTAGCGTTGACGGATATTCGAGGGAAAAAGAGACTCAGAAATTGATGCAGCTGCGGCAGATGGCCGCGGCGTCGCCGGCACCGTGGATCAAGCTGTGGGAGATCGATCGCAAGATTATCGAGTTGGTAGACGCGCAATGGATCGATCAGGTTTATCAAGAACCGCAAGACGCGCAGGCTGATCAACAATTCCAGCAAGCGATCGAGAACTCGGTGATGATTGACGGGTTCTTGCCGCCGGTATTGCCGACGGACGATCACGTTACGCATTTGACGATCATGGAGGGCTTTATCGGCTGGACCCAGACACCGAGTAACGGTGTCCAGATCGGGCAAACGGTGATGCCGACATTTTTGCAGCACGGGATGAATCACGTTGAAGCGGCGAGGGCCGATCCGGCTTACATGAAACAGTACGGGCCGCAGATCGCGCAGTTTGCCAACAAGATTGCGGCGACCCAGAAACAGATGCAGCAAGCGCAAGCTGCCCAACAACAAGCTGCCCAACATGCTCAGACAGCGATGGGCAACTTGCGTGGGATGACGCCAGGCGGCCCGGCTAATGGTGCGCCACAAATGCCGCCGGGAGCTGGAGCGCCCGCTGCGCCGCCAAGTCCGCCAACGCCAGGGATGCCGGCCGGCAACGGGCCGCAAATGCCGCCGGGCGGGTTACCACAGAATCCGGTTAACGGGAGCGTGCCGCATCCATGATCACCGAACGTGAAAAATTTCTTTGGGATTTGCTCGACAATATTGATACCGCTTTTGATCGGTTTCGCCCTGAGATGCATGCTTTTGAGGAATATGTGCAGACGGTGGCAGAGGAGCGGCATCATGTCTTAGTCAGTGACGGGTACGAACTTTTTGAGCCTAAGCCTGAGGTAGAAGAACCATGAGAACCTGGCTCCGAGCTATCCTCTGGCACCTGTTAAGTGCGCCGATCTTGCGCGCGGTCAACTGGACCGACGACGAGCGCAAACAATTTGAAGCTTTTTACAATTCTTCCTGTGGTAGGAAACTTTTCGAACTCCTGCGGCAAACCGTTGCCTCGACAACGTTCAATGCTGTTTACGCCAATAGCGTGAGCGCGAACGCCCGAGCACGTGGGATGCAGGATTTACTGGCTCTGATTCATCGTCTGCGCAGTTTTCCGCCTGGCGCGGAGAGCGTATTCCAGGATGAGGATATCGAGCCTTTACCTAGCCAAAGGGGCGCTATTGATGGCAGGCGCTTTGGGTTAAGTGGCGGCAATTCGGCCATCGGTTAGTGTGTTATGTCAGATGATATCCAAACAGTTTCTTCTCCTGAGGCGCCGAGCGAATCGTTTGGCGATACGCCCTCGACGGAGAGCACTGAGACGACGCCAGAAACTAACGGCGCAGAGCCAAACGGCGATCAGGTTAAAGACGATAAACCGCAGAGCTTTCAGCAAA